TCACCAGGTTTCCGCTGTTCTTCTTCCAGCCCATCTGCGTCGTGGTCTTGTCCCCCGAGAACGGCGGTATCGGTTGATCAAGCACAGCGTCGCCCAAGCGCCTGAACGGGATCACCTCCGATTTGCCTTCGTCCGGATCCTCAATCACACAGCCAAGCGACTCATGCAGGCGCACGCGGATCTCGCCGCACTTGCCCTGCGCGCCCTGCGCCGTACCTTGCCCGGTGGGAAACTCGATTGGCAGCAACTCGATGTAAGGCTCGTAGTGCAACCCCACCTGAATCGCCGAGGCATTGCGCGGCAGAGTGATCTGACCGCCAGAGACGACCATGTCCGGCATCACGACATCGTCGGCGAGCACGGCCACTGTGGCGCCGTTCAGGTGATCAAGACCGGTCCACGTCTTCTTGGGCGAACCACTGGTCTGCAGGACTGCGCTATCCGTGCGAACACTCTCGCTGAAGTACTCGATGAAGCGGTGGGGAACACCGTTAATCGTCCGCAGCACCACTGCCCAGGTCTCGTCAGCGTCGCCCACCGGAATGGTCGCGAGCGATTCATAGACGCCGTCCGTCTCCCAAGGCGTCCAGGCGATCACGCCCTCGGTGCGATCCAGTGTGGCCTGTGCGATCACGCCGTCTTCGCGCACGCACATGAGCCGCGAGTATGGTTCCTGCTGGTAGGTCATTTCAGCCACGCCACCCTCGGTGATGTGGTTGGCCAGCTTTGTAATATCCGGCGCGTCAAAGCTGTCCTCGGTGAATTGGTAAGTGAAAGCCCGGACCTTTCGACCGGCGCGCTGGGTGAAATAGAGCTCGTTTCCCACGCGCACGGGGCGCACCTTGTCCACGCCGTAGTTGCTCTGGTTGGTGATCTGCACGTTCGTCGGCGCGATAGGCTTTTCGACACCACCCTGCATGACGAACTCGCCGTTGTAGGCCATCGAGGACAGCACGCGCACCGATGCCACGTAGCGAATCTCGTCCGCGTCGGCCACAGGAGTCGCGAAGGCGTCGGAGTCGTCCGTACCAAGGAGGAAGTCCAGGACATTGCCAGTCGAGGATGCGAAGACATGCCGCGGGAATCCGGGGCTGTTCGCCATGATCAAGCGCTGCTGGTAGAAGGTGCCCGTGGCCGGGTAAAGGTTGTCTCCTCCCCACATGCTGGACTCCAGCGTCCAGGCCAGGGCTGGCGCTGCGGCAGCGCTGGATAGCTCGCGCAGGATCTTCCCATTGGCAACAGTCGCGCTAGTGACGCTCAAGAGTTCCACCAGCCCGCCATTGATCACGATGAGCTTGCCAATGTCGTCCGGGTCGCGCCAACCATTCGCCCCAAGCGTCAGCGTAATAGCGGCGCCCACTGGCGTAGCCGCCGACGGAGTGAGCGTGGTCTGCGGGGAACCCTCAAGCGTCCAGGAGTTGATCGCCACCGACGTGCTGGAGAACGCGACAACAATCTCGGCCGTCACGACAGTCGCGCTCGTAAAGGCGGTGATGGTCGCAAGCCCTGCCTGCGACACGATGTCGCGCCCCACATCGGAGGCCATGAAGACGCCTGCGGATGCGGTGACCGTCCGCCCAGTACCCACGCTGGCTGACGAAAGCGTCAGGTTTGCAGTGGGCTTGAAGCCTAGTTCCGTTGTGGGCTGATAGACCCATGGCGCGGGGGCGACATCCCAATTCGTGTTGCCAAATCGACGTAGGCGGTGGGTCGGGATGTCCTTGTGAAAGATGAACATCGTGTCGCCACGCTGCGCGTAGTCGATCTCGAAGACCGTCGATTCCGTGTAGGGCGTGCTGATCTCGTAGGGCGCACCGAGCTGCACATGCTCGCTGTAGAATCGGACGTACTGGTGCCCGAACTCGATGATGTAGGCCTGCTGCCGGCTGAAGACGAAGGGCAGCACACGACACTTGCGTGTGGCGTCGAACTTCGCGCCCTTCACGTAGATCGAGCCCTCGCGACCCACAGCGCCGCCCTGAATCCGCACCGAGCAGTTCGTCAGGCGCTTTGCCCCGTTGGGGTAGCGCTCGATGTCGGTGCGACCGTACATCTCCGGCGAGATCTCCCCCGCCGTGAAGTTGGTTTGGTTCAGATGGACGCGCGGCATCGTGCGCCCCTCAGAACCGGCTGCTCAGCAAAGGGAAGTCGCCGAAGGTATCAGGCGGATCGTCCTGCCCATCAACGGCCCGCGCTTCCTTCAGCGCTGCTTGCAGCTGCTGGAAGAAGCTCTCGCGCAGCGTGGTCGACTCGGTAATCGGATAGGCCAGCGCCACGCACATCGCGAGCGTCATCGCGTCCTGCAGCAGCGAATCCCATGTGCCCTCAACATCGTTGCGAAACACATAGCGCAGCGGCAGTGAGTCCGCGTTGGCAAGGATGTAGCGGCCCTCTGACACGTAGCTCAGCGGCTGGTACTTGTCGCCAACCTGGAGCGTCTTGAGCCAATCGCTCGGCAGAAGAAACTGAGCCTGCCAGTCGAAGGCTGGCGCGGTTGCATCCGGCGCGAGGACCACGCGCTTGATCGCGCAGTTCCAGGGGTGAGCGCGGAGCATGCGGTCACGGATCTGTGGGTACAGGTTTGCACACAGGCGTGCGCGATCATTGCTGTCCGTCAGCGAGTTGATCGGGTTGTCGCCCAACTGCAGCAGGGCATTCGAGCAGATCGATACAGCATTGACCGCCATGCGGTGCGCTCCCTACAAAAACGGGGGCACTTGGCCCCCGCTTCCATTCACAGGCCCAGTGGGTCAGGCCTGCATGTACGGCACTTCGACACGGATCGCCTGGTTAGCCGGCACGGCTGCACCGGCCACGGTGGCGTAGAGCTCGCAGTCCTGGTCGAGCACATAACGCTGCCCGTCCTTGATCTTGTTGCCAGTCGCGACCTGGATCGTCTGGGCAGCGTTGATTGCGGTTTGCGGGAGGATCGCAGTTGCATCCACCACAACCTTGGTGACCGCGTTGCGCAGGCCCACGGCGATCGTGCTCGACGCGGTGCCGGCACCGTTGCTGAGAACCGGCAGCCCGAGCAGGCGCGTACCTTTCTTCAGCACGACGCCAAACCCGATCGTGTCGGCGATCTGCGCACCTGAGTGCGTCAGGGGCATTTCGCAAACTGCGGTTGCCGAACCCGCGAGTGTGTCGGGAAGAACCTTCCGACCCGCAGCCAACTCGGTCGGGAGGCGTCCATTCACTTCTGCCATGTCGTTCTCCTTGAAGTCTGTGGCGGGTTACTGGAAGGCGATCTCGACGACCTTTTTCTCGTCGGTGCGCACTGCAGCCCACGAGCCGGACATCATCACCTGCAGGGTGTTCTTCTTGTCCTTGCGGCGGCCGACGTCGCCTTCCATGAAGCCGGTACCGAAATGCACGCCGGACTTGGCCCAGGCCACGGCGTAGGTGGCAGTACCATCGTTGAAGAGCCGTTCGTAGGGCAGCCAGTTGAAGCCCATCCAGCGGCCGGATACGTCGCCGTCCTGGAGCATCTTCACGGCCAGAAAGTCCGCGCTGGTCAGTGTGGTGTCCGCGAGGATGTCTTCGAGCACGTCGGCGTTGTAGGCCATGTAGAGCTCTTCACCGTTGAAGCTATCGGCCTCGTTCTTGCGGAAGAGCTTTTTCGCCTGAATGATCTTGGCCTTGGTCATGCCGGCGCTGCCGTGGGCGATCTTCTGCCCTGCCGGTAGCGCTACGGTGGTGCTGTCCTTCTTCAAGGACGCGCCACGCAGCGCGGCATAGATCAGGTTGTCGATGCGCAGGTTCTTCGCCTGCACCAGACGTTCCATGTACGAACCGCTCGGGTTGGCGAGCAGCTTGGGCTCGTCGGCGCGATCGACGGGGAACGCCTTGTTGTAATCACGCATGACCGCGACGCGCGTTTCGTGGTCGATCTCGGACCAGATGGTGTCGCCGTGGCGGACGTTGTCCTCGTCGAGTTCATCGACGGTGCCCAGGTTGTTGGCGGTGAAGGACTCACCGGTGATCATGCCGCGGTCCAGAACAGCGCTTTGGAAGCGGCTTTCCTTCTGCTGCGCAAGCATGCGATAGGTATCGTCGAACTGCCGGACGAATGCCTCGGGGATAGTGGAAGACATGAATGGCTCCTGAAATTGTCGAGGTCGCCTTCAGGTTGTCCAGCCGTCTGCCGGGCCTGCTGTCGTGGTGCGCGCCGGCTACAGCGCTGCACTGACGGGCAATTCAGGAGGTTCTCCGCGTGCCACCACGGGCCTCACTGCCCGTGATGTTGCGGATTTGGAATGGGTGGATTCCCACCCGATTGGCACACGCTCTAGAGCGCGGCGCCCTTGAACTTCGACTGGTAGTAGCGCTGCACCTTCTGGCTCACGTTCTGGTGTTCCGGGTGCTTGGGATTCATGTAAGCCTCCGATACCAGCAGCGCGTTGATATCGCTCTCGCCAGTCGGGCTAGCGTCGCCCGGATGCACGCCCGGATCTTCCTGCAGCTCGGGCGCGATGGATGCCATCAGGCGCAGGAAGATCGGGTTGTTGGCGATGCCCGACGCCTCGGCCTCCTCCACCGTAACGCCCGCCTTCTCGGCGTAGGTCTGGAACGATTTCCAAGCGCCAGACAGGTTCTGCTTGAAGGCAGCCTCATCTGCCCAGGTCTCGCGCAGCGACTTTTCGCAGGAGCCGCGGTCGAAGTTTTTCGCCGCCTGCACAAGCTCGGGTGCCGACTGAAAATAGCTCTGCAGGACGTAGCTCACCTGGTCATTGGTCATTCCCTTAGCGTGCGCGCCCTTGAGGAAACTTGCCGTCATCGGGTCGGCCTTGAACGCATCCATATCGAAGCCTTCCACCTCGATCTTGGGCGCGTACTCCTCTGCTGACTTCGGCACCTCAGGGATTGCCCCTTTGTGCTTCTCGAGTTCCACATAGCTCTGCGTCACCTTGCGCAGCGTGGCCTCGGCGTCGAATACCTGCGTGCCGTTGTCGTCGCGCATCGCGCGGAACTTCTCCGGCACAAACTCGTTGAGCGGGACTTCGGCCGGCGTGCCGCCCTGGGAAAGCAGCGATCCGCCTGCCGCCGGATCAGCACCAGCGGACGCGCCAGAACCGCCGCCGCCAGCGCCTGCGGGCACGTCAGCGGCTTGTTCGAGATAGGGATGGCGATTGCGAAGGAACACGGGTCACTCCTGGTCTTGGTCGTCGCCGACCTCGTTGGCGCGGTTGATCTGCCGCACGATGTACTCGATCACCTCTCGATGCGCCGAGGCCTGGTAGGTCTTGAGCACCGCATCGATGCCGCCCTCGGTATGCACCTTGGCGTGCGCGGCAAAGCGGCGGTACAGGTCTTCAAAGATGGCAGCGCCGCGACGATCTGTTTCGAAGATGTCGCGGTACATGAGTGCGCGCGCACGCGCTTCGTCGTTCTGGCTCACGCATTCACCATGTTCTGCGCGAGAGCCTTGCCGGCTTCCTGCACGATGGGCTGAGCCATTTCCTGCTGCTTCGCGGCCTGCTGCGCGTCTTCGCGCTGCTTGCGGATGAGGGCAACGACCTTCGGGTCGCGCAGGATCTTCTCTGCGCCCACGGCCTTAGTGATCTCGATGACCGATGCGTCTGCGTCCAGGTTGTCCATGGCGCCAGGGTCTTGCTTGGCTACCGCAATCTGGCCCGCGGACATCCATGCGCGCTCGATCGCCGCAACCTCTTCCATCTTCTGCGCACGGGCGAAGGGCGACCGGTAGGAAACCGTGGCCTGCTTGCCTTGCAGAGATTCGGGCATGGGCGGCAGAACACCCGCGCGCATCGCAATGCCAAAGCAGCGCTCTACCAGCGTCTTGAGCTTTTCCGACTGCAGGCGGCCGTAGAGCGGGCCGAGCAGTTGGCGCAGGAGGCTGATGCGCTCATACACGGCGGCGGCCGTTTCCACGGGGCCCTCGCGCGGCGTCAGATGGTCGGCCATCATCACGCGCTTGATCTGCGCCTGTAGCTTCTCCTCGCTCATGAACGCGATCTGGAAGTTTGTCGCCGGTTGCAGCGCCTTCATGCTGTCCACCGAGTTGGCGACGATGATCTTGCGCGCTCCCACCTTCACGTTGCGCGGGTTGAGCACCCCGTCGTCTTCGGCAATCCACATGCCGGCCACAGCCATATCGAGATTCTGATACTCAAGACGCTTTACGCCGTTGAGCATCTTGGCGTCGGGCAGTGCGACCGAGGCCGGGCCCATGCCGTAGGGCAGATTGGGAAGCACGCTCCAGCGAAAACAGGTGAAGGGCTGCTCGTGGAAGCCGCTCTCACGCACGAGCTTCGCCGTTTTGCGCTCCACATGGCAGGAGGCGAACGGCAGATTGCGAGCCATGGCCGCACCCTGCACACCGCCCTTGCGCGGATAGATCGCCTGAACGAACTCGATCAGCTCGTCCGGCTTCTTCATTGCGCATTCACGCACCGCGTCGCTGAGCTGGTCGCCGCGGAGGCTAAACTGATTCACCGCTTGCTCAGCCGTGAGCTTGTAGGGCCGATAGATCGTGTCGACCTTGCCGCCAGGCTTGGACTGGGCGATATAACAGCCGCTGATGGGCCACCACTGAAACACGTAGCCGCCGGCGTCGCGGTCTTCGTCAATGAAGAGCACACCCCAGCCGGCCAGCACCATCTCAAGCGTCGCTTCGTAATCCTCGGCGTCGAAGTTGCTCGCGTGGATGTGCTGCCAGATTGTCGTCGCGCAGGCATCAAACCACAGGCTTTCCTCCTGCGACTGCTGCGGAGTCTGGAAGCCAGTCCAAACGGCGTTGGCCGGCGTCATGCCAGCCTGGATGTTCGACGTCAGGATCTGCGCGGACTCGGCGAGCGTGGAGTCGGTGAGCCGCGCAAGCTGGTCCTGCGTGTTCGTCGCGTCCCGCACTTCGCCATCGAACCCATCGACGCGCGACGGGAACGAGTAGTCGAACACATCGCGCCAAGGCTGCTCCTGCGGCAGGCGAATCGTTCGAAGTGCATCGGCGCGCTTGATGATCGCTGCGCCTTTGTTGTCGGCCATTTAGCCCCCGAGCAGCGTCTTGCCCTGCGTGAGCAGCGACGACCCGTAGTCGGACGCGCCGCGCTCACTACCAGACGACAGCAGGCTTGCGCCCTTGCGTCGGCGCTTCTGCTCAACGATCGCTGCGTTGGCCACCTGCGTCGCTGAGGTCTTGGCCGCAGCTTCCTCAGCCACCGGATCGCGCGTCACCACGTCAGGCGTCTCGGGCTTCACGCCCAGGCCAAGCTTTGCGTGCAGTTGGTCGCCGCCACCGCCATAAATGCCGGCCGGATCGTACAAGCTCTTCGAGTTGCACATGGTGGCCTCAGCGAAGCGTGTCGTTCTTCGGCAGCGGCTTGTCCGGCACGAGCCAGCCGTCATCCGTCAGCACCGCACGGTCGAGCTTCGTCGCGTCGATGTCGTGCTGCGAGGGGAGCTTTCCGGCATGCGCCACTGGCTCGGCCTTGCCTGAGCGTTTGGGCTTGGGCGTTTCCACCGGCTCGGCCGCAGCCAGGGCGATGTCAGCATCGTCATGCTGGGTATCAGCGGGATCCTCGCCCGGGATGCGAGGTTGCGTCTTAGCCATAGCGAACACTCCGGTCATTGGGTCTGAAAGACCCGGGAAGTGTCTGGCGGCCTCATGGGTGGATTCCCACCCGTTTATCTGGCCTTCGCGGCAGAGAGTTCCAGGCGCATGACTGGCAGGTCTGCGCGGTGGCGGCCCATCGCCTCGCAGTAGAACGCGATGAACGCTTCGCCGTCCGTGTGCTTCGGCTCGTGCCCATTGTTTTGCCACCCGCGTAGTCGCTCGCGAGGCAAGCCGGTCTGCTCGGCGATGTTCCACACGGACCAGCCGTTCCGTTTGAGGTCGGCGAACATGCGGAACCAATCCACACGCTCGCCGGGATTGAGGTGCGCTACTTCGGTCATGCCTCGCCGTCGGGAAACGCGCGTGCGCGCGGGTCGCGGTTGTGTGTGCGCTCCTGGCGCTGGGGCTTGGACGGGTTCATCGCTTTGTTCTCGCACTTCGGCGCCAAGCTGCCCGCATAGCCTCGGCTTCCAGCCCGGTGATCTCTTTTCTGAGCGTGCCAAAACTGTGTCCAGGGCAGTAGTCGACGCTCTCCGAGAAGGACGGACCATGGCGCAGTCGAAAATGCATCGTGCCGTCGCTCACGGCGCATGCGCGGCACAGCGGCGCGTCGCACGTGTGCACGACCCGATACCGGGAGGGGATGCAATCGGATGAGAGGGCCAGCAGATTCGGCGCGTCCTTCGCCATCTGCCCACGCATGCGCTCCCATCCAAGCCTGCTATCGCACAGCAACTCGGCTCTGCCGCCGCAAAAGATGCACTTAGCCATGAGACGTCATTCCGCTGCACCAAACCTTGCGATCAGCGCCGCATCGGCAAACGCCTGTCCGGCCCCCTTCTTGTCGAGCGCGCGCCACGATGGCCAAAGCTGGATAGCGCGTGCTCGCACCGCGTCCTTCTCGGTGCCGACGAGCCCGGCGCGCCTCTTCCATGTCTGCGGCGCCACCAGCGTCGTCGTGATCTCCATGGCCCCCAGCACACCGGCTGCAACGCCTGCGGAGTGTCCGAAGCTGAACATGCTGGCGGTGCCCTGCCCCGGCATCGCGCCGACCTGTTCGAGGTAGGCATGCCCGGCATCAAAGTCTCGCAGCATCGCTGCGAGAGCGGGCGCATTGACGCGCGTTGCTTTGCCGACCTTGAGCGTGGGCATCAAGGCCCACTCGATGAGGTTGAAGTGTTTCGCGTCCATCACGACCACGGCCCCAGATGCGCCGGGGTCAATCCCGATGAGGTAGCTCATTCGCGCGCCTCTCCCGATTCACATCCGCGATCAGTGCGTTCGCAGCTTCCCTGCCCCGCTTGCGCATCATGTCCTCGTAGTAGGCCTTGCGCTGTTCCTCGGTCCATCGGGCTACCGTCCGCGCCTCGCAGATCGCCCGCCACTGCTCGCTTGTCGTGTCCATGGGTCATGCCGAGGCCTTCTCTTCGAGCACGATCCAGATGGCAAACCACAACACGATGATCCGGCGCGCAAACCTGAATTTCATGCCTTCCGGGGCTTCGAACTCGAACGGCACGCACATGAGCCGGACTGGCTTGTCGTTTAGCGTCCAGCAGTCCGAAACCTTGACCTCGATTGAGAGGCGATTGACGGTCATCCAAAGCACGTCTCTGCTCATGCCGCTCCTCCAACTGCATCAGCCCTATCCATAGCGTCGCGGACGCTGGAAATCCAAATCTTGGTCATTTCCGCTTGGTGAACCTGCTTTCGTAGCGACTCCAACTCCTTGGTTGCAATCCTCACAAAGCCGTCTCCCCCGTAGGTCTTATCGGCACAGATTTCCAAGCAAAGGTCGACGCATTCATTGCAGATATGGAGCGTGTCAGTCAGCGCTACCAGGAGGCGCACCTCTTGGTGCGCCTTGCCGCAACCGGCGCATTTGAGATTCATGCCAGCGCCTCATCCGCGGCTCCCAGCGCTTCACGGGCGAGCTTCAAGCTCATCGCTGGGTAGTTCTTCGGGTTCGCGACGATCTTCTTCGCCCAACCCTTGTAGTCGTAGCTGGGCCCCTTGACCGTCACAGAGCGCGCCCTCTCCAGAGCCTCTTGGGCGCGCGCCGCGGTCTCGGCAGGGTCCGGCTCTTGCGTATTGCGCACCACCGTTAGGTGGCGCTCCTTCGGCACTAGCGGCCCGTGGCAGAAGCTGCGGCAGGACTCCAGGAACTCGGGCAGCGTCGGCGGGAACGGACGCGAATGGCAGGCCTGCAGCGCTTGGCGGAGGATGTCGAGGTGGTCTGCGAAACCGCCCAGAGCCTTGGCCCACACGTCCTGGGCGTTGAGCAACCCAAGGTCTGCGCCGTCGCTCTCGCGGACCTGGCCCAGCTTCCACATGTCGATCCAGCGGGAGCCGTAGAGGCCCTGCAACTCGGCGAACAGGCGCCGGACGGCGCTATCGCTCAAGCGCCGCTCTTGCGGCCGGGGTGGTGCTTGCGTCGATGACACGCTCATCGTTTCGCTCCTGCTGCTGGTCGAGGTTGCCGAAGATCGCGATACCCGCGGCTCGGCGTTGGTCATGCACGGTGGTGGTCCTGCTGCCCCTGGGCTTGCCGGACGCGGTGCCAGGCGGTGCGCGCTGGTCCTGCACCATCGGGTTCAGGTAGGCGGCAGTGATCTGCTGGGCGCTGCCAGCCGTGGCGCGACGCTCCTGCGCCGTCTCCAGGGCGGAGAGGGCCTGTGCGTCGGTGACGCCGGACTCGGCCCACCTCCGGACGATGGGGTCGCTTGCCTGCAGGGCCGCGCCCCGGTGGCGCAGCAGGACCGCCATTTCGGTCGCCCTGATGCTGATCGCATCCCGCGCGGCAGGCGGCGGCGACTCCAGCGGAGGGGCACTGACAACCGTATCGCTGCCGCTAGGGTTATCGAAGGGTTTACTGGTGTCTGGTGCCTGGTGTCTGGTAGCCGTGTTGTCACGCGTGACAGGTGGCGTGACGGGCGCGTGACTGCTTTGTGATGTAGCGCGGTCAAGTTCAGCTTGTAACTCGTCCGTCGTAGCGTTCCATGGCATGCGCACACCGAGGACGTCCAGCTCCGCGAACATGGCTTTCCGGCGTTCGCGCGCACGACGTTGGCGCTCTTTGTCGTTCTCGCGTCGCTTGTCTGCCTCGGGCTGCTTGGCGATGTACTTGGCGATTTCTTCCTCGGCCCTCGCGTTGGTCCATGCGCCGTCTTGCAGAGTGAAGAACTCTTCGAGCACGGCATCGACCGCCTGCTTTTCCTCGCGTGTGCGAGCTCGCGCAAGTCGGTGCGCCTGGTCAGCGGGTATGCCCTGCTCAGTCGCGTAGTAGCGATCCAGCAGCAGGCTGTAGGCGCCGTGCTCGAGCATCGACAAGTGCGCCGTGTCTCGCGCGTAGTCGCCCAGGTGGCGCTCGTAATAGTTCATCCCTACCCAACCATCCATTCCGGCGGCACTGGCACCACCGCTCCGTTCGTTGGACGCCACATGTGAAGGCAGTACGGATGCACATTCACGTAGAGCGACTTGGGCGGGTGGTACTGCATAACCATGTCCTCTTCGTCCCAGAACAGATTCTTGACGAAGCACATCTCTTCCCAGGTCGGGCAGCGCATCGCGGTCGAAACGCTCACGTGCTCCCAGCCCTCGCCATCGCTCGCAATGACAGCAAGACCTAGATTCCGCTTGGCTCCGGCCGGAATCAGGAAGGCGCCATTGGTTGCGTCGCCAGAGCCAAACGGATGCTTCACGCGGTATTGCTCGGGAACCTTGAACACCGGGTCACTCCCTCCCG